ATTAAGTTTTGACTGAATGATGCTCCAACATCAGACAGAGTTCTGTACATATCAAGACTACCACCAACAGCGGTACCCACTCTGGCCAGCATTTCTCCGATTGGGCCAAACTCTTTCAGTGTATCTGTGAAGTCTTGTATCTGTCCAGTACCTTCGTACATGGCTCTACCAAGTTTACCAGTAAATCCTGCTGTGGTTTCTGCGGCTCGACCAAACTTGAATGCCATGGTCTCTGACATACCCATTCGTTTACCGAACTTGCCAAAGTGCCCTTGTAGGTTATTTGATGCTTTGATTAATTCTTCTCTGCTCTTAACCAGTTTTTCGAGCGATTTCTTCTCTGCTTCTGTGATTTTTTTGGTTTCTTCAGCAGATTTCTTCAGTTCTGACTTGAACCTTGTTATATCAGAGGCACTGAAGGCCTCACTGAGCATCTGTTTAAGTTGTTGTTCATCCATTGTTTTGTACCACCATTATATACGCATATAAATATTGACATACATACGTTAACAAAGTATATTTATAGAAGAAGAAAATGGAAGAAAAAGCAAACCCTTTAAGCAAGTACTATAGACAACCAGCGATCTATATCAAGTTTCCGTCTGGCGGAAAATACTATACCGAAGACATAGTAACACCAACAGAGAACGGAGAACACGCAGTATTGCCAATGACTGCCAAAGACGACCTGGCATTTAAAACACCTGATTCACTCATGAGCGGACAATCCACAGTTGATGTCATAAAATCATGTGTACCAGACATCAAGGATCCATGGAGATTGGTAAACTATGATGTGGACACAATTTTGATTGCAATTAGAATTGCAGGATACGGAGAAACAATGGATGTGCAGACATCTGTGCCAAAAATCAATGAACCTGTATCACACACTGTCAATCTACCATCGATGCTAGAAGAAATAAACAGAACAGCCATCACGGAATCCACTTCATTGCCCAACGGAATGAAGATACAAGTGAAGCCGTTGACTTATAAGATGATGACCGAAACACAACTTAAAACTTTTGAACAGCAAAGAAAATATATGCAGGTCAATAGTGCGAACATCAGCGATGATGAAAAAACAAAGATGTTCAATGAAAGTTTCAAGACACTCACAGATTTAAACTCACAACTATTGTTGTCCAACATTGAAACAATCACTCTTCCGTCAGGTGATACTGTATCTGATTCAGCACAGATAAAGGAGTTCATCGAGAATGCAGAGTCAAAATTGGTTCAAGAATTAGAGTCGGCACTGGTTAGAATCAGACAGCAAGGATCTTTGAAACCAATGACAGCAAAATCCACAGAGGAACAGATTAAGAAAGGCGCACCAGCAACATACCAAGTGCCGATCACGTTTGACAACGCAAATTTTTTCGGATAAAGTTGCTGACAATGGGGGAATCTGACATTATCTCGTATTTCAAAGACCTCGACAATGAATCAAAAAACATCAAACACGAACTACTCAAAATATGTTGGTATATGCGAGGTGGCGTAACATGGCAGGAATCACTGCATATGAGCAACGAAGAACGCAAGATCATATCAGACATTATAAAAGAGAACCTGGAAACAGCAAAGAAAACAGGCCAGCCATTCTTCTAAATCATTATATAATACTTTAATGGTACCCAAAAATCAGGATAATTACACAATATGGCAAAACAAGACCTAGTTTCCGAACTAAAGCATACCATAAAAGATCTTAACGACGAGAAGGAAGATCTACATAAGGCTATACATCACAAGGAAAGCCGAAACAAACAAATCCTCATACGTTTGGAAAATGCGAACAACGATTTAGACTCGGTTGGTAAACACGCCGCCGGCGTAAAAAAAGAAAATGACGAACTTAAACTCAAGGTAGCAACACTAAAAGCAAAATTAGAGACCACAGAAGAACTTCTAAAGATCGCAAAGGAAAAATTAAAGGACTATGAACCTGACAAAGAGGTAGAATTGACTCAGGAAGACGTTGAAAACATTGAAGAATCGGAACAACCGGAATTGAGATCAGTAATGTCGGAAAAATATAATAAATTCGGAGAGGACGAAGAGTAACAAACTCAACTAAAAGATGGCTTACAGCCATCTAAACTTTCGCTACGCTCAGTTTACTTCTAACTTACGCAAACTTCTAAAAATAACTTTAACGCAACTTGAACGTTGCGTACTCTGTGGCAGATTAGCAGTCATAATTCGGCTATTTCTAGCCGAATCACTTTGAAACCCTGTGGCGAGTATCGCAGTCATTGTGTATCGTTGCTTTCGCCGGGCGGTTGTGCTGTACCCGTTAACTCATTCATCCAACGCGAGCCTACCAAACCCTTACACAATAGTATTTGGTAAACTTGAGGTTTATCTTTTTCTAAGAGCCTCATCATTTTTGCCTTGTGCATCAAGGGATTCGCCTGTGTTGTTACACCGTAATTCCCTATTGTACCAAAGATGCTATATTCTGCCTATGAGAAATTTTATGAGATTGTTTTTGCCTATCACTTGTATATAACACAAACATTTTTTCAGGTCAATCTTTTTGGCTTTAAATAAGAGTATGCAATGGACATACAAAGAAAAACCTATTGATGAATTACCAGATGGTGTGGTTGGATTTGTTTATCAGATAACAAATACAACTAATGGTAGGATGTATATAGGAAAAAAATTAGCAGAATTCAAAAAAGCAAGGCCTCCTTTGAAAGGGAGAGTTAATAAACGTAGATATAAGGTTGAATCTGATTGGAAAGACTATTTTGGTTCAAGTGATGCCTTGAATGAAGACATCGAAAAAATTGGTAAAGATAAATTTAAAAGAGAAATACTTTTTTATTGTAAATCAAAAGCAGAATTATCTTATATAGAGGCTAGAGAACAATTTGCACGTAAAGTTTTAGAAACTGATGACTACTACAACGGTCATATTCGTGTAAGGATACACGGATCTGGAATATTAAGAGAAAAACAAACTAAAGGAATCCTTAAGTCATAAAAAAAGCCTGTACAAAAAAACTGCACAGGCTTTTATGAGATCTCAATAATTAAAAAACTACGCCGCTGTCTTTGCCGCGTTCTTAACTTCTTGAATTTCTTTTCTTCTTGCTTTGATCAATTTTGAAAGAGATGCTAATGCCTTTCTTGCTCTAGTGGCACTTGCTTTAACACCTTTCTCTGTGAATTTTTGATTCTCTTCAGAGTAAGTTTGGATCTCTGTCATGATCTGTTCATGTGTTTGTGACATAATTATATCCTCTTTTATATTATTAATTAATATATCAACAATTAAAGCACGTATGATCTGGTTTTGTCAAGTAAAATTTAAATTATTATTTCAACATCATTGTTGTAATTGGTAAAACCATTCTCTTTTACAACTTTTAGTACTGAATTTACTCGACTTACCAACTCATCTTTGTGAGATATTAGGAAAATATTCTTTTGTTGCTTTCTACTCATGTCTTTTAACACTGCTATAGAAGATTCAACACCAGATGCGTCCATTCCTGCATCAACCAACTCGTCAATAAACAATAAGTTGATCTGTTGATAAAGACTTTCCCATACATCTCTAAATGCCCAACTCAAAGATAGTATTAATCTGTTTCTTTCTCCTCTACTCAAATTATCAAAATCAAGTTCTCTGCCAAGTTCTTCGATTTGTACATTCAAATCACTTTGGAATGTCACTGTGTGCGGAAGTTTAACTTGTCCTAAGTAATATGCTAAACGTTGATTTAGATATGTTAAGTTTTGTTCAATAATTCTAGTTCTAATAAAAGAATCTTTTGCTGTTAAAAGTTTATACAAAAAGTCTTGGTGTCTATTCAAGTCTTCTAATTCGTTTATTGTAGTGTAATCGATTTTTTGTATTGCGGTTTTTGTTAGTTCAGCAATTTGTTCTGCATATGGATCTTGTTTTATTTCATTTTGCTCTAGTTGTCTTTGTAGGTCTTTCAATGAACCTTTGTGATTATATGCTTCATCTATTGTATCGTAATACGTGTCAGGGGTTTGTCCTAAATCACCAATATCGTCAATGTTTTGTTGTATTTTAGCAAGATCACTTTTTGCTTTTTCTACATCTGTTTTACTTTCGGTTAATGTAGTAACCAACTTATCAGTTAATTGTTTATGTTTTTCGTCATGCAATGATTGTTCGCAAGTCGGACACTTGGCCTGTTCTGCAAATTGTAAATCTGATTCTGTTTTTGTGACGTTTGTTTCTGCTCTTGTTAATGAATCTTCGTGATATGCTTTTTCTTTTTGCAGACTTATTAGTTTCAAATAATTTTGACTATGTGCTTGGGATTTTTTGTGTGCATCAAGTTCTGCCTTGATATCTACTTTTTCAAGTTCTGCTATCGCCGAAGCAAAGTTTATTGAGTCTTGATCTTTTTGTGTTTGCCATGCACGTGATCTTATTTTTAAACTTTCTATTGATTCTTCAATCTTTGTGTTAGATGATATTTTTGCATCAATTTTAAATTTTTCTTCTTGCAATTCTGTTTTTGTTGCTTTCATTTGATCTTTAAGTAGATCGGATTTTTCACTTAATAATGTTATACCCAGTAATTGTTCTATAATTTCTCTCTGTTCCGCTTGTTTAGTTGCTAAAAACGGTTGTGTGTATGTGTTTAATGCAATTATATTCTTAAACATAGCATGGGTCATACCAAGCAACTTGTTTATTTCGTGTTGTGTCTCTCTGTTTTCTCCCTGTGCCTCGTTTGAATCTGTGTTTTGTTCTATGTTGTTTGCATAAAATTTAAATATCTGTGGCTTTCTACCTCTCTCGATAGTATATGTAATATTATTCTTAACAAATGTTACAGCAACCATCATGCCTTTTTCATTTGTTTTATTAACAAGATTATCTCTTCTAATTTGTGTTAATGCTTCTCCAAAAAATACATATGATAGTGCATTTATAATTGTTGTTTTACCAGTACCGTTTCTTGCTCCAGCATCATCGCCTCCCAAATCCAAGTTCTCCCCAATTACCAAAACAAGATTTTTATTATCAAAATTTATACCTTGTGCAGTATTGCCTACACTCATAAAATTCTTTACTGATAATGTTTTAATGGTTAACATCTAGGTTCCTATAAATTGCCATTAGTATATTTTTGTCATATGTTTCAGAATCAACACCCTCTAATTGTTTTAAAACAATCTGATCAACCGAATCAAATTTTTGTACTTCGACAAGTGGTTGTTGTGCTTGATCAATTTGCTCTGGTATCAATTGTAATTCTCTTAATTTATATTTGTCTATAAACGTTTCTCTTATGAAGTTTGCTTCTTCATAACTTATCTTTATATCTAACCCAACTCTAACATACATTTTAGGTTCTAATAAATCGTCTGCATTTTTAAGCAGTTCACTTATTTTGATGTGTCTGTATCTTGGCATATCCGGCCAATTTATATACTTTGGTTCTCCGCCAAATTCCAATACCATCATACCACGTTCATCGTCACCTGCGTCAGCGTAATTGTGTGGGAAAGCATTACCCATATATGTTACATTTCCATTTTGTTGTCTTTTATGAAAGTGGCCCGAAAATACCATACCGCAATTTTTGAAGTGTTCAGTTTTAATAGTGCCAACATCTGGCATTTCCACCATTGCATTCATTTTAAAATATGGCAATTCAAAATGTCCAAACACATATTTTTGTTTCATACTTGCAATTTTTTTCCATTCGTCTCCGACTATCCACGGAATAATTGCAACATCCTCATCTTCGATCCACTCGTTGACTAAATGTATGTTTGGAATATTTCTTATAAACTCCATGGAATTGATTTCTCTTTTTTCTCTGTAGAACAAATCATGGTTACCCATTATTACATATACTTTTTCAAATGCCGCACCTAATCTTTCCATGTTAGAAACAGTATAGTTCATAGTGGAAACGTTTGTTGCAGATCTATGGTGATGCCAATCTCCTAGAAATATGCAAGTTTCACAACCATGTGCTTTGGCTTGTTCAATAAACCAATAAACAAATGCTTCGCAGTCATCGTTGTGTATTCTAGAGTTACCCTTCATACCAAAGTGTATGTCAGTAAAACAAGCGACCTTCTTAAAAAAAGCCATTTTAATTTTTTTTACCTCTAGAACCCCAAGTTTTTAATTTAACTGGTTTCTTATCTTCTGCTTTCATATCCTTATACTTTAATAAATCATGTTCTTGATCTGATATTGTCTCGTCAACTATTCTTTCGTCATCACTATCGTACTTGATTTTATTTCTCTGTTCTTTTTTCAGTTTTCTGTTTAATTCTTTTATAGAAGTTTTTGTTGCCACTCTCACTGTACCATGTAAACTTTGTGATTTTTTCAGATAAGATTCAGAAGCCAACTCGTTTTGATTCTGTCTTGTAAACGATGGTTTCATGTGTTCTTGTTCTAACAAGTCATCTCTTATGTTTTGATTTTTCTTTTCTATGTTTAATATTCTTGTGAAACTATTTGTAATTGCGGCAGTATAATATGCAAATGGATTTTCTGATTTAGATTCATCAAACTGTAAACCAATTTGTGATAGTTGCATAAGTGCCTGCGACTGCATCTCATCGTTATATGTATAACCTCTCCAGTTTGCCCTCGTACCATAACGTTCACACAATTTCATGAACATCTTTGCAAGTTCGTTTGTAATTTTTCCACGATCTAAAATAAATTTTCCATTACCCATTCCACCTTCCCAGTGAGATTTTCCAACACAAACTAATTTTCCTTTTTTATCAATTTTGTAGTGTTGAAATGGCGGAAAATTCACTTTCACGTGTTTATCAGCAACTGATTTTGGATTTCTTTTTCTGTCAGGATCTAGAGGAACATGATCAAATGTCATAACTCTAAATATTAGGTCAGTCTTTTCTATTTTCCTAGGAGAAACAGTAAAATCTGTAAGTTTAATTTTTTTCTGTCCTTCTTCTTTTGCTTTCTCCCATGCCAATTGAGTGAGTTTTTTGGCTTTGTTCTTTTTTGCCATGGAAATAGATCTAATATTAATTTTTTCCAGAGATGGCACAATGACATCAAATGCAGAATCTTCATCATTCACAAAGGAACTGTAAGTATTCTTACTCTTGTGTATTTCAGCCAACAGATCTCGGTTGTTTAGGTACTTTACTCTTCTCATATCCTTTTTTTTCTCTATGTAATTGTAATTGCAAAGTTGACCACAAACAGGTCTGTTAAAGTGTGCCGTAAGGGGAATTAAATACGCCTATTATTGTGCCTATAAATATGTTTAAAGTATACAAAATATATTTTGGAAACGCAACCGGAAAAATATGGCAGATATAGAAGATAAATTTAGTCCCGATAAAAAGACCCTAACAGAGGTGTTTAAATCTAGTGGTGGTAATATTTTCAGCAGGACTTTAGGACGTTTGTTTGGTGCAGGTTTACCACCAGGCGGCGAAGGACCTATGTCTTCTAATACCACTGCAAAATGGTCTAGAAGATCAAAACAAACAGATTGGAGAGTTAAGTTAACTTTACGTAAAGGCGAAGATATGTATAACTTCTTCTTTAATGGCGGAGGAAAAACAGCATCTCAATCTAAATCAAATATATTAGGACCTTTGGCAGAAGAAGGAGGAATTATATTTCCTTTAACACCGTCTGTAATTTTGCAACATAATGCAAACTACAATCCATTAGCAACAACTCATGCAAACTATCCTTTCTATGCATATCAAAATTCAGAACCTGCAAACATGACAATCGTTGCTGAGTTTCCTGTGCAAAATCAACAAGACGCATTATATTGGGTAGCAACATTACATTTCCTAAGAGCGGCAACAAAAATGTTTTTTGGTGGAGAGGATGCAGATGCAAACAAAGGAAATCCACCACCGATTTGTACATTGAACGGATACGGAAATCATGTGTTTAAAAATATTCCTGTAATCATCACAACATTTACTTGTGAATTAAGAGAAGGTATAGATTATATTTCAACAAGTCAAATGGGTATGGGTGGTGCAATGAATTCAGGTGCAGACACATTCAATCCAAACGAAATGAAATCTATCGATCAAGATACTGCGTTACCAGAAACATGGGCACCGACACAAAGTTTATTCACAATTCAAATACAACCAGTTTACTCAAGAGAAACAATTAAGAAATTTAATATGAAAGATTTTATATCTGGTGATTTACAAAACAAAGACGGAGTAGGATTCATTTAATGGCAAAATATTCAAACACTTCTCCGTATCATAACACAGAACAGACAGAAACTCATTTAGATTTATTCAACCCGAGACCTATCACCGGTGACGCTGATGACATCATTTACGAGATAGATAGAATTTATGCTTATAGACCTGACCTATTAGCATTTGACTTATATGGCACTCCAAGGTTATGGTGGGTGTTTGCTCAAAGAAATCCCAACCAAATAGAAGATCCCATATACGACTTCAAACCAGGAACAGAAATAAGAATACCAAAATTAAGTAATCTGCAAAACGACTTAGGAATTTAGTATGGCAGACTTAACTTCCGCAGAAATACAAGCAATCAAAAAAATGTCTTACGATGAGAAGATTGAGTATTTCAACAAGACTGGAATAAACGTATTTGCTTTAGATTTAGAGACAATCGTTGCATCTGACATCGCAGAAGCAATCAAAGATGATACCACAGATGGTGCAACTATTGAAGAAAAAATTGAAAACAATAGAACTTCAATGCATCCGATAGCCATAAACTCTGCCAAAAATAATAAAAAGATTATAAAAAAAGTAGAGGAATTCGTTGAGGAGGAGCCAACGGAAACTGTAATAGGTCACAAAGATGACACCGAAGTCGATAGTGTCTCCGCGGCAAAATACACGGCAAGATATGCACAAGACGAGGCAAAGTTTGTTCACACAAATGTTTTACACCAGTACGCAAGTTACAATTATATTTTTACACTTTCAGGTCTGAGAGAAGCAGATGTGAGATACCCTGCAACAATAATAGGTGCTCCTGCTCATGACATTATTGCAAGATCCGGAGGTATAGGAGCAGGTGGTGGATTCAGTAGTGAAAAATTAGCGGGTGCGAGAAGCGGAGATTATGAAGGAGTCGACCCGGGATTCCAAGAGGCGTTAAAGACCGCGGGAAGAAAAGAAGAAGAAAGGTTACAGGGCAAGTATGGTTCCTCTATGAAATTTTCGGGAGATATATTAAGAGAAAATCACGACATTTATTTTGAAAGAGTAAACATTGAAGGAGTTCATGCTCCCAACGAAGATAGAAAGTTAATGAACTTTACAAAAATTGAGTTTGAACTGTCAGAACCGTTTGGTGTAACATTGTATGAAAAACTACGAGGTGCGGCTAATAATTGTGGATATCTTGATCACATGGATGCTCCGTTCTTGTTGACCCTAGAGTTTGTAGGATATGACTCAAAAGGAAATCCAATAAGAAGTATCGAAGGAGTATCAAAAAAATATTATCCAATTAAATTAGTTAATTCAACAGTAGATATCAACCAAGCAGGTTCTCGGTACACCTTGACTGCATTACCCTACACAGAGTTTGCGATGGTCAACAGATTCAACTATGTTAGAGGACCGATAGAAGTTACAGGAGGCAGTATTGCAGAACAATTTGAATCGATAGTGAACGGTATCGATAATATTCAGGAAACAGAGATTGAAAATAAACAGAGAGAACTAAAAGACGAATACAGGATTACCTTTGACCCATATTTTGATGGGCAGAAAGTAGAGTCGGCAGGTGATCCAATGACGTTTTGGAATATAGGAAAATTTGATGTGCCACCGATTGGGACAAGACCGGGTGCACCAGATTATATTGATTCAGGATTTCAGAAAGAATTACGTGAAGCATTTCCTTTATTGAAAGCACTACAAATGAGAGACGGCACAGCAATACCAAGTACTCTAGAAGCCATAATGATGCGTACTTCTGCTTATAATGATATTGCAACAAACTTCGTTGAAAAATATTGGAAAAAAACAATGCAATCTACTTCCGGTGCCGCAGGAGCACCTATAGAAAAAAGGATTCAGCAAGAATATGTGCCTTGGTTTAAAATAATTACAAGTGTGTATACTCATTCGGCGTTGGATGCAATTACTAAAATGCACAGAAAAACAATACACTATCATATTCAACCCTACTTGATACACATAGGAAACTTTGTTGCTCCAGGTCTGACAGGTGCAGGCAAATGGGGCAAGTTGGTTAAGAAGAAATACAATTACATCTACACCGGTGAAAACTTAGACATCCTGGATCTTAATATAAATTACAAATATGCTTTCTTCCAAGCAAGAATGGCAGATGCATCAACATTAGATCATGACAGTAAACAATTAAATGACTTCAATGAAAAAAAGACAGAAAATATGTTTATTGGTCGAAACGGTCTTTATGGAGACGAATTATTTGGCGTTAGAAGTTCCCCGGTGTCTTCAGGTTCACAAAACGATGGTGAATTCGCCAGTGATAAAAAATCTGCGAAAACAAGAGAATTTTATGACTACCTGACAAATCCTTTGGCTGACATGATCAAGGTTGAGATGAATATTATGGGAGATCCTGCGTGGATAGGAAATGATCAGTATATTCCAATGTCATATATGCCAAACTATGATCCAAAAAATCCTGTTATGGTAGCAAAAAAAATGGGAACAGTAAAAGGACACACATGGAGCGAGGAAACAGGATCGTTCAACCTCGATGAAGCAGAACCATTAGTGACTCTAGATTTTAAATTTCCAACAGACTTTGACGAGAAAGCAGGAACATATAATTTTAATAAGTCAGGAAAGAATGTTAGATTTTCAGGATTGTATAAAGTAGTTAAAGTAACAAGCAATTTTGAAAACGGACAATTTACACAGGACTTAATGATGATAAGAATTAAAAACCAAGGTGGAACAAATAAAACAGCAACTCCGTCTATCGAAACAGCAAAAATTTCTAAAGATGATTCAGAAAAGAAAACAGATGGTACATTTTCATACAGTGAAAATGCACAGGAAATTAGATTCTATCCAACAGGAGAAACATTTGTTGCGGCAACTGAACACCATAATCCGGGTTCTGACACAGTATCAGTTACGGAGTATGACATGATGAACCTTAATAATGTTAAACATGAAATTTTACCTGGAGTAAAACACGATTTTCAAGGTGGTAGAATTAAAAAATGGGATCCACTAGCAAAACAACGAAAAGAGCAATATGAAAATAAACGGATTTTGATTGATCCAAAAACCGGCAAGCCATATGGAAATGTGTTGGGAGGATTGTAATTAGATGGCTAATATTCATTTAAGCGGAGATGTTGCAACAACAAAGGCGCCTAGAAAAGACGAGTCATATGTCAATATCAATGCTGGTCCTTATGTTGCTGTTGTAAAGCAAAACTCGGATCCAGAGAGAATGGGAAGAATCAAAGTGTTGATACCCAATCTTTCAAAAACTAACGATCCTAAAGTATCTGATCTAATTACCTGTCAATATCTTACACCGTTTTATGGTGTAAAAAGTTTAAACGCAACTGACAAAGCAGATCCGTTTGATTACGCAAATTCACAACACTCATACGGTATGTGGGCAACTCCACCGGACATAGATACCAGAGTGCTAGTAATTTTTGCAGAAGGAAAAATTGATCAGGCATTTTGGATAGGTTGTATACAAGATGCATATGTTAACCACATGATACCTGGAATTGCTTCATCGGAACAAACAAGAACTAAAGATATCAAAGGACATCATTCGGCAGGTTTATCAAAAGAAAAAATTTATGGCACAACTTCGGTACCTGCAGGTGAGGTAAACAAAAAGGCATGGGATAGCGGTGGAGGAAATTATGACACACTATCAAAACCAATTCATCCACTCGCAGAAACACTGAGAAAACAAGGATTAATACAGGACGATGTTAGAGGAACAACAACATCTTCTGCTAGAAGAGAATCTCCAAGTGCAGTATTTGGAATCAGCACACCGGGTCCTCTGGATAGAAGTCCGACAGCAAGAAAATATAAACTTGGTGCCAGAGATGCTATTCAAGATCAAGTTGTCAACAGATTGCCAGGACATACTTTTGTCATGGACGATGGCGATTTACAGCAAGACAATCAGCACATAAGACTAAGAACCTCAACAGGACATCAAATATTATTGCACGACACCGAGGGTGTGATTTATATAGGAAACGCATCTGGAGAATCTTGGGTGCAACTTGCCTCAAATGGTGCAATTGACATTTATGCAGGTGGTGGATTGAACATACGTTCTACAAACAATATCAATTTACACAGTGATTCAAATATCAATATGTTTGCTAAAGGGCAAATTAAAATGAAAGCAAAAGATAAAGTAGTAATGGACGGAAGAAACATTCAACAAATTGCTGACAACGATATTAAATTACACGCAGTTAGTGGATCACTTACAACAAAAGCACCCGCAGGAGCGATACTATCTTATGCAGGAACAGGACAGGAACATCATTCAGGAGGACAAGTTCATTTAGCAGGAACCCAAGTCCACCATAACACAATCACACCAAATGCAGAAGTAGTTAAGAATTTAATTAGAACAGATATGTTATCGGAAGATCCTGCAGGAACAAATACATTAGTAACTCCTATAGGTGATGTCAATAGTGCAAATAAAGTTAGACCTAAACCTTTGAAATGGGAAGACGAGATTAACGAATCAATTGATGGTATGAGAGTTCCAACTCATGAACCTTATGAATACCATTATGGACTGACAAGAGGAATGAATACCTTTGTAGGTGCAAACGCAAATGATGATAACGTTGTTGCAAAATCTAAAAATCCTGAGAATGCAGAAAGTATTGCTCAATCCAACAGAGTCAGTTCAAATGAGGTCATTAAAGCAGACCAAGTAAAAGCAGATGTAGAAGCAAAAATTAAATCATTGAACCTTGATAAATCTATCGATATAGAAAAAATACAATCGACTGCAGAAGACTTTGCAAAAAATTATACTAAAAAGTTTGATTTAGCAAATATGAAAAGTATGGAGGCACCGGGACCTTGGAATAACTTTGGAAAGGATATAAAACCAATAGGACCTTTCGATGTTAAAAAGATTAAAAGTTTGGCAAACGAGGCGTCGTCGATGTTTAAACAAAATATTGATAGTCTAGTTTCAGGTGATGCCGCTAATATTTTCAAAGATAAAGTATTTGCAAACAAAGATGGCATAATTCAAATGAAGGGAGATCTATCTAAAATGATAAATGTTCCAAATCCGCATATAGATGGTAATTTATCTAAACTTAAATCCAGTGCAAAAACTATAGGAAATATTTTAGGAGATTCTGTAATCAAAAAATCAGAAACAATAGTCTCACCTCATTTAGATGGTCCAATTACAAAAGAATCGCTGTCGATTGATGTAAATAAAATAAAGAGTGTACACAAACACGTTGTAGGAAATAAAGTGGTTGCTGTCACAGAGGTTAATAGTATTAAAGATTCACTGGGCAAAAATTTAGCATCAGTGAGTAAAAATATAGGAAAGATATTTGGATTCGATACAGATATGTTTAGTGGAATTAGTGAAAAAACAAGTTCGAGTAACATAGATAGATTGTACAGTGATGATATGTATGCCGCATGGGGTGGAAAAGAAAACTTTGAGAAGGCACAAGATGAGGCACTGAAAAAAGCACAATCAGGCGAAGGATGGGGTTGGCAAAAGAAAAAATAAAAGGAATATGACAAATGGCTGATGAAAAAAACAACATGATAAACAGAGGAAACGCATTCAGAGGATTTAGTTCACGTTCAGAAAGAACTAATTTTAAATTGTACGATTTTGAATTAATAAAGCAGGACTTGATGAACAGATTATCTGTGAGAAAGGGCGAAAGAGTAGAAAACCCTGCATTTGGTACAATTATATACGATGCATTATTTGAGCCATTAACAGAAGCAACAAGACAATTAATTATTGATGACGTGACTGAGCAACTTAATGCTGATCCACGTCTAGCAACAAATGAAATTATAGTAGAAGAATATGAGCATGGTATAGCAATTCAGGCCTCTTTGACCTACGTTCCGTATAATATTACCGAGAAATTAGTGTTCAAATTTGACAGAGAAAACAGTTTACGCCTATCTTAATATACGCACATAATTAATACTATAAATATCGTTATTAAAGTATTATGGCCACAAAAAGACAAAATAGATTATTAGTAGCAGAAGATTGGAGAAAAATCTACACTGCTTTTCAGACTGCAGATTTCAAATCCTATGATTTTGAAACCATACGTAGAACTATGGTTGCATATCTACAGGAGAATTATCCAGATGATTTCAATGACTTTGTTGAGAGTTCTGAGTATATTGCTTTACTGGATTTGATAGCCTATATTGCTCAGTCATTATCATTCAGAGTAGACCTGAATGCAAGAGAAAACTTTTTAGAAACTGCATCTAGAAGAAATTCAGTATTGCGATTAGCAAGACTTATTAATTACAATGCCGCTAGAAACAAACCAGCAGTTGGTTTGCTAAAATTTACATCAGTTTCTACGTCAGAAAATATTAGAGATAGTGCAGGCCAAAATCTTGCAGGATTGACTGTGCGTTGGAATGATGCGGCAAATCCTAATTACAGAGAACATTTTGTCAATATATTAAATGGAATAAATCAGTCAAACCAAACATTCGGTAAGCCTTTAGAATCAGGAAAAGTAGGAAATATATCTACAGAAATTTACGCAACTAGGTCTAGTAACACGGATATTCCTATGTACACGTTCTCAAGACCAGTAAGTGGTATAACAAGAAAATTTGAAATTGTACCAGCAACAATTTTAAAACAGGATTACATTTATGAAAGAATGCCTTTGCCTGGTGGATCATTTTCTTATGTTTACAGAAGTGATGGTGCAGGAGATTCATCAAACAATACAGGATTTTTTGCTTTGTTCAAAGAAGGTACTTTACAAACAGAAGAGTTTACAATTAACGATTCTGTAACAAATTTAGTACAACCTTTGAGTGCCAACAATATTAATGATTCAGATATGTGGCTATGGCAACTAGATGATTTTGGACAGCCATCTGCTTTGTGGAAACAGGTTCCAACGTTGGCAGGTAACAATGCAATTTACAATTCAATAGATGCAGGTGTAAGAAATATTTACAATGCAGTCACAAAAGCAAATGATGCCGTTGATTTAGTTTTCGGTGACGGAAACTTTGCAGATATTCCTATGGGAAGATTCAGAGCATACTATAGAACAAGTGCTAATGAAAGATACACTGTTCAGCCTGCTGATTTAAGAAATATTCAATTTAACATTGGATACATAGATAAAAATGGTGCAGGACAAACTTTGACAATAGGGGCAAGTTTGGAGCAAACACTATACAATTCTGCCCAGTCTGAGTCCAGTGCATCAATAAGAGAAAAAGCACCACAGGTATACTATTCTCAAGATAGAATGATTACAGCAGAAGATTATAATATTGTACCTTTGAAAGCATCACAGGAAATAATAAAAATTAGATCCATCAACAGAACAGCATCTGGTATATCTAGAGCAAAAGAAATAGTTGATCCTACAGGATCATATTCTAATGTAAATGTAATTGCAGACGATGGTATATTATATAGAGAAGAGACTTTACCTTCTTTTACTTTTACTTTCAATACTAAGAACGATATTTTAAACACATTAAACACAAAAATTGAAACAAAACTAAAACAGCCATATTCAAGGCAATTTTATTATGACAAATATGGATCAAAAGATCTTTCATTACTATCAACATCTTGGAATAGTACAACCACAAGCACAAATACGAATACAGGATATATTTTTTCAAGTGGTCCACTTGTTGTTGGCGAATTTTCAACATCAAACTTAAAATTTGTCAAACCTGGTGCATTAATTAAATTTACATCACCTGATACAAGAAAATTCAAAAACGGAAAACTTGTAGATGCATCAACAGATGAAGCACAGGATAGACAATGGGCAAAAGTGGCATCTGTGGTAGGAGACGGAGCAAACGGCGGAGTTGGAAATTTAGAATCTGGTGTGGGTCCAATTACCTTAGCAGATGTGATACCAGACAACGCAGTTGTTAAAGCAGTCATTCCACAATTAGCAACATCGTTAGGTGCAACATTAAAAGCAGACCTACAAAATAGAATTACTGCATATGAAAACTTTGCACTTAGATATGACGAAACAACAGGAACATGGAAAGTTATAACAACAACAAATATAAGTGCAAACAATACATTTAGTTTAGGATTAGCAGGAGACACAACAGGTACTAATCTTGATCAGAGTTGGTGGTTTAATTTTGAAAACGACGGTTCTACATACACAGTCACATACAGAAAATTGGATTATATCTTTGAATCTGCTGGACAAAACAAGTTCTATTTTGATCCTCAAGAAAACATTTATGATTACACAACAGGGCAGACTAAAAAAGATACAATAAAATTATTGAAAAATAACACACTTGTAAGTACTGGTAATGCAGTGGGTTATCCAAACGTTTGGCAAGTTGTTGATACAATTACTGAGCAAGATGGATATCAAGATAATAGGAAAGTCAAAGTAGGATTTTTTGATTCAGACGATGATGGCGTAGTCGATAATCCAGAACTATTCGAAATACTAGTAGAGCCTACATTAAGTGAATCAACTAAATTTGTATTTTATGAGAAGTTTATTTCAGCAGATAATAGTATTGAAAGATTCAGACCATATGATGCAAGTAATTTTATTGTAACGCAACAAGAATCTAGTATTGTTTTGCCTGGCTCATACACAGACGGACAACTGTTTTATTTTTATGATTCTGCAGAAGATGTCATTAAAAAATATAGCAGTGCAACAAATTCATTAGTGCCAACTACAGATTACTATGCGAGAAAAGGAAGATCGTCTATAGATTTCCAATACAAACATTTTGCAGGAAATAACACAAGGATAGATCCATCAGTATCTAATATAGTTGACATATATCTATTAGAAAGATCATATGACACATTATTTAGAAAATGGTTAAAAACTGGAGGAGAAAAACCTAAACCAAGTACTTCAGATGCTTTAAGAATCAGTTACTCGAACAAATTAAATCCAGTCAAAGGGTTATCAGACCAGATCATATATCATCCAGTATCATACAAAATTTTATTTGGAACAAAATCCGAGGAAGAATATCAAGCAACATTTAAAGTTGTAAAAAATCCAGATTCGAATATTTCGAATGCAGTGATAAAAACAATGGTAGTCGACACAATAGATCAATTTTTTGCACTAAACAATTTTGATTTTGGAGATTCATTTTACTTTACAGAATTAGCGGCACATATACATAATAGGTTAGCACCGCATTTATTAACAGTTGTTATAGTACCAAATCAAACAGGACAAGTGTTTGGATCATTATTTCAAATATCTGGAACATCAAACGAAATTTTCATTAGTGGGGCCACCGTTGATGATGTAGCAATTATTGATGCCATTGGAGCAAATCAACTTCAAGCATCAGGTACAGTTGTAACGTCAACAACCACAACGACAAAAACAGCAAGGTCAACATCAGCAGTATCAGGATCCACTACAACAGGAACAGTTAGTGGTACTGGATACTAAAGATGGCAGACAATTCAATTGACAGCACAAAAAGATACGAAGTAATCACAGACAAGAACGGGCGTGAATACAGAAGAACGATTGCTCATCTACCACATTACTATAGGACAGATGCAAACGAAAAGTTTTTAAGTAGCACATTAGATCCTGCAATACAAAAAGGGAGATTAGAGAGATTAGATGGATATATTGGAAGATTAGATGCATATACAAGATCAATATCAGACAACTATTTAGGTGCTACAACTCAAAGCAGATCGCAGTATCAGTTAGAGCCAACAGTCACTATTGCAGATATTGACACATCATCTATAACACCAGAAGACAAAGTAAAATTTACTTCAACTTATGACGATTTTATAAATCAGTTAGGATATCTAAATGCCCCTGTCGACAATCATGATAGACTGACCAAAGAGAGAACTTATTCGTGGAATCCCTATGTAGATCTTGATAAACTCGTGAATTTCAGAGAATACTACTGGATGCCAAATGGTCCTACAGCAATATTAGTTGATAAGATTGCAACAGGCACAACAACAGAGATTGGTGTGTCAGTACCATATGTGGGTGTATACAGATTTACAACGCAAGAAGCAAAAGATAATCCTGCAATTACTTTATACAGAGGAAACACGTATAAATTCAAAGTTGACGCAGTAGGACATCCATTCTGGATTATGACAGAGCCAGTATCGTCTGGATTAGCGTCTGATGGAAGTACATCTATTCTTTATACAAAAGGAGTTGTAAATGGAGGAGCAGACAAAGGTACAGTAACATTCACAGTGCCAACAGATGCACCTGATTCATTATTTTATCAGTGTGGAGTTCACGGTGCGATGCACGGAGTAATCAAAATTCAAACTGCAAAAAGCACAACAAAAATTAATGTTGCAGAAGACATTGTAGGTGCAATTAATTACACAATGACTACTGGTACTGCTTTATCAAATGGAATGAAAATTAGATTTGGTTCCAATGTTATAGACACAAAAAATTATGCAGACAAATCTTTCTATGTAGAAGGTGTAGGTAGTAAGATTACTTTGACAGATGTAGATAATTTGATCACACCAGAAACTTATGCTACTGAAACAACTATTTTATACGACTCAGTAGGATATGATTCAAGACCATACGCAAAATCATTTTACAGACCAGACAAGCACGATTACATTACAATTAAGAGAGATTCTATTGATCAAAATGCATGGTCTAGATACAATAGATGGTTTCATAAATCTGTTATTGAAGCAACAGCAACAGCAAACGGATCTGAACTTTCTTTAGCAGAGGACGACAGAGCAAAAAGACCAATCATTGAATTTGATGCTAATCTCCAATTATTCAATTACGGATCTTTTGCAAAAAAATCAGTTGCATTAGTTGACGATGTTACAACAGATGTATTTTCATCAATGGTTAATCAAACAGGTTACTACGTTGACGGTGTAGAAGTAACAAACGGTATGAGAGTACTGTTTACTGCTGACACAGATAAACTTGTTAGAAACAAAATATACGAAGTACAGTTTGTAAAAGTTCAAGGTTCGACTGTAATTGCTTTACAACTTGCAGAAATAGATGACACTTATCCAGTAGACGGAGAGCAAGTATTTGTAGAATTTGGTAAAAAGAACCAAGGAAAAACTTTGCACTATTCAACAACTGCTGGACCAGACAGAAACGAAAGTAAATGGATCGAAGGTCAAAAGAAAACAAAACTTAATCAACAACCGTTATTTGATGTGTTTGATAGAAATGGAAAAAGTTTTAGCGACGACTCGGAATATTCATCTACAAATTTTACAGGATCTGAATTATTTTCATACAAGGTATCAGAGGGTGCAACTACTGATACTGTTTTAGGTCTTAAAGTAAAATACAATACAATTAATAATGTAGGTGACTTGGTATTCGAGTCAGATGTAAACTCAGGAACCTTTAGATATAAGTCAGGTGATGATTTTATTACTCAGTCAAATTCAACTGGATTTACACACGAAATTACAGGATTAACAACTTACAATAATAGAACAAATTGGAAAGAACGATTAACAGAATCTAAACAAAGAGTTAGAAGAACTCATTTTGTATCGGCAACTGAAAAAAAATTATTTCCAATAGATGTTTACAAAGATTCTGCCGCATTAACTGATTTAGAAGTATCAGTAAAAGTAAACGGATCAACTAAAAAAATTGATACAGATTACACTCTTGTTGATGGTACATCAAATAGATATGTAAAATTTAAAGAAGATTTAACAGTAAATGATATTGTTGCACTTACTTGTTGGTCTGCATCTCCAAAAATAAAAGAAATTGGAGTATATGAAATACCAGATATTTTATCTAACAATCCATTAAACGGATCATTAGATACTTTTACTCTTGGACAAATTTCGAATCATATTACAAACGTTAGTAACAGATCAACTGATATCACTGGTACGATTCCTGGCCCAACTAATTTGAGAGACAAACCAGAGTCATTTTTAACAGGCGGCGCCTACCAGAACCATACTGGATCAATTACTTCCGCTATGTTTAATTTGATAGATAAAGAAGCAAATTTTTGTACAGCATTAGATTACGCAAATTTAGAATATCAAAAATTTAAGGAAAACTTTATCACTCAAGCAACCGGAACAGCATATGATGGTAATGTAGCAGATAGAGTAGACGAGATCCTTAAAGAAATGACATTTAGGAAAAATTCTGCATCACCTTTCTATTATGAAGATATGTTAGGTTTTGGAACAAAAGTGTCTGAAAGAACATATACAGTTCAGGATCCATCGTCAACAGAGTATTCTATTGACAGTATATTTGATTTGACTACATTAAGTAACAGGGCAGTTTACGTCTACAAAAATGATGTACAACTATTACACGGTACAGATTATACTTTCAGCACAACAGTCGATAGTGTCAATTTTATTTCAACACTTGCTACAGGAGATATTATTAAAATAAAAGATTATTCTAATACAGAAGGAAGTTATATTCCACCAACTCCTACAAAACTTGGAATGTATCCAAAATTTACACCGGCGCTGGAATCAGATAACACTTATAGAACTACGCAAAATGTTATAGTAGGACATGATGGATCTCGTACCATTGCATACGGTGATTTCAGAGACGATCTATTATTAGAGTTAGAAAAAAGAATTTACAATAATATTAAATCAACATATAACAACGATTTACTTAATATTCATACTGTACTGCCAGGAGCATTTAGTAAAAATCTGTTTACTAGAAATGAAGTTAATGGCGTAATGAGTGAAGATTTTTATGTGTGGGCAGGAAGAAACAATGTTGATTTCAGAACAAACAGTGGACACACGCCAGCAGACATTTTCACTTTCAACTATTCTGCAAGTAAAGATATAAATGGAGTAGATCAAGAGGCTGGTTACTGGAGAGGTATTTTTAATTATTACTTTGATACAGATAGACCACACACTCATCCATGGGAGATGCTAGGACATTCAGAAAAACCAAGTAAGTGGGAATCAAAATACGGACCAGGTCCATACACATCAGGTAATGAAGTATTGTGGAGTGATATTGAGAGAGGGTATGATGCAAGTACAGGACTTATCAATTCTAGATATGCAAGGCCTGGCTTGTCAAATAAAATTCCAGTAAACTCTGCAGGATCGATGGCAAATCCTGCAACTATTGTTGGATCTTTCCAAAGAGCAAATTTAAAACAACCATTCAAGTTTGGTGATCACGGACCGGCAGAAACAGCATGGAGAAGAAGTTCAAGTTTTGCTTTTGCAGTAACTAAAGCACTCGCAGTATTACAGCCTTGCAAATTTTTTGGCACTTATTTAGATCCTAGCAGATTATCAAAAAATGTTGTAGGAAATTATGTTGTCACTGAAACAGGATTAAGACAAAAATCAGCAAGTGTAAAATATCATTTGGAAACATCTACAAATAGTGAAACAGGAATAGTAACAAGATTTCAAACAGCAGGATATCAGCCTTATGCTGTAAACTATCTGATATCGCAAAATTTAGATCCCGCTATTTTTTATTATGATAAAATGAAAAATCTAAATGTTCAACTTGCATACAAGTTAGGTGGTTTTACAGATAAAGCCAATTTGAAAATTTTGACAGATTCTATTTCACCAGGATCGACTTCTGGATCTCAATTTTTACCTACAGAAAACTATAAAATATATTTTAGAACAAGTAATCCTATTAAAAAGTTTTATTACAGTGGAGTATTAATTGAAAAGAATTCTACAATATCAGATGATGGGTCATCTATAGCACCAGGATACCGAGTTACTGGATACGATATTACTAATCCAATTTTCAAAATGTTCATTCCAAAAAGAAACAGCAATAATGCTGTAAAAGTTCAAGGATCTGTAAGAGCAAAAGTTTACAAAGATTATTTAGATGTAGTAGACACAGTAGTATATGGCACACTATTTGAAACACGACAAGACGTTGTTGACTTTTTACAAGGTTATGGCAAATGGCTGGAATCTGAAGGATTTAAGTTTGATAGATATTCAAAAGAAATAGGAAAAACTTTAAATTGGGACAATGCAATAGACGAATTTTTATATTGGACAACACAAGGTTGGGCGGCCGGATCTGCTATTACAGTATCTCCAGGAGCAAGTGGATTTAATTTAGAAACTAAAAATTCAGTTATAGGAAAACTTAAAAATGTTTATAACAATTATACAGTATTAGATGCAGGCGGAAGATCGATATCTGAGAGAGATATATCTGTCAAAAGAGAAGGAAATACTTTTAATATAATATCAAAAAATGACAACATTGGAATATATGGCTTAGAATTACATTCTGTCGAAAAAGAACATATGTTAATATTTGATAATAAGACAGTGTTCAGCGATATTATTTTTGATCCAGAAACTGGATTCAGGCAATCAAGACTAAAATTAGTAGGGTGGAAAACTGCTGATTGGAACGGAGGATTTCACTCACCTGGTTTCATGTACGATAAAGCCGAGACAAAGTTATGGAATTCAAACACTGATTACAAAATTGGTGACACACTAGAATATCAGTCTAGATTCTATATGGCAAAAGTAAATCATAATTCAGGTATAGAATTTGACCCATCTAAATATACAGGAATTGCAAGACCAACCTCTGAACTAATTCCAAACTTCGATTATAAAATTGCACAATTTAATGATTTTTATGATCTCGAAACTGATAACTTTGATGCTGTACAGCAAGGTTTGGCACAGCATTTAATTGGGTACCAGTCTAGAGATTATCTGAATAATTTATTTGTAAATGACATTTCACAATATAAATTTTATCAAGGATTTATTAGGGAAAAAGGAACACAAAACGCAATTAATAAATTAGCAAGAGCAAAATTTTTAGATGAGGATATCACACTAGATGTATATCCAGAATGGATGATTAGAACAGGTGAGTTTGGAAATGTTGATGCTAAAAAATCATTACAATTTAAAATGAATGATTCTACATTTTTACATAATCCTCAGAGTGTTGAATTGTTAAGCACAACAAATGATCCAATTAACTATAACAGATCAGCAACAATTACTTCTGTTGATATGTACGACAAACCATTAGAGTATGATGCATCAAAAAGTTTTTCTCTGTATGATTATACTAAAGCAGATACAGACAGAGAATCAGTGCAGTATTACAAAAATGCTGGATATCCGAGATTTGATGACGTACAACACACAGCATTTAAAATAGCGGATCTCTTGAACCTAGATGTTACAAGTTTATCAAATCAAGATTTAGTTTGGATAGCAAATGATAAAAAAGGTGACTGGAACGTTTTGAGAGTTTCAAGAACGCCTATAAGGTTAGTAAAATTACAGAGCATTAACGAAGATACGCAGTTAGAAATGTCATTTAACACAGGACATAATTTTGAAGTTGGAGATTACATGGTTATATCTGGATCACAAAATGCTGTTCTTAACAAGGTTTTTGAAATTAAAAAAGTATTGCCTAACAAAGTTTGTGTAGATTTTACAGAAAATTTATCTGCACTATCAACTGTAACAGATCAATCAACAGTTACTACATTTGGAGACGTCAGTAAATTTGTAAGTGTAAGATATCCAACAATAGATGATATAAATGATAAAATCTCTTTTGATGATTATAAAGTAAAAGATGAAACAAACAATAGAGCAGGCGATAAAGTTTTCATAGACAACGAAAGTAACTATTGGAAAGTATATGAAAGACAAGAATGGTTAAGGTACAATCAAGTTTTATCTCCTACAAGAAAAAATAATCAAGATTTTGGATGGCAGGTAGTAGCAAGGAATGACGGAAGAACAATGATTTCTTCATCACCATCAGATACACAGGGTATTTTAAATTTCTTCTTTAGAAAAGAAGCAAAACCAGGAGAACCTTTTGCTGTACTAGACACTAAAACAATGACAGAAAATAATGATAGTACAAGTAAATTAGGATATTCGCTTTCAATTAGTTCAGATGAAAACTATTTGGTAGCAGGAGCACCATTCAATAATAAAAGTATAGACGGAAGCACACATTATGATAATATGGGACTTGTAAAATGGTACAAGTGGAATACTTCAAAAATTGAATATGAATTAGGTGGTACAATTTATCCCCACTATCAACAGGACTCAACAACTTTAGCAAATTTAAATTTTGGCTGGAGTCATGCAATAGCAGAACCTGGAGAAAATAGTTCGATAAGAACTGCTGAAAAATATCTTTTTATTGGATCACCTGGAGCAAATAGCGATGAAGGTAAAGTCCATATGTATAAATGAGATCGGA